TCCTGTAGCAGTGCCCGGGTATCGCCGGTGAATGCCGACACTTCAGTGATACGTGCGCCCAACGAATCATCATTCGCAGCCCGGTCCAGGATTTCCTGGGTAATGCCCAGACTGTTCAGCTCAATACGGTCAATTTCCTTCTTGAGAGACTGCGCGAGTACACCGGCGTCAATCTTGCCAGTCAGCTCTTCAATAGTCTGCTCAATACGAGATTTCGACACCGCGGACGCTGGGCCGATCAAATCGCCCTGTGTGCCGTAGATGGAAACAACACGAATCCAGTAGAAATACCGGTTCTTGTCTTCGGCCGGCAGGGCGTCGTAATAGAAGTTGCCCTGGGCAAACTTGATCTGTACGGCGCTAAGCGGGTCCGGCAGCAGGCTACGATAGATGATCGTGTACGCTACTGCGTTTGGGTTGATGTTAGGGAACGTCCATTCCACATCAATGCCGCCGAAAGCTGCTGTAGCCTTCAGCAACAGGTGCGTCATGTCCGGGTCGCCGGGTTTAGGCCCGTTCCAATCCCCGGTGCCGCAAGTGGCGTTACCCATTGCGTCAAGAGTACATACAGCCATCATTGGCCTCCTATTGGGTGTTAGACAGCATTCTAACCCCCAATTACACCAGCGAACAGTCAAGCCGGTAAGCGCCGAGGGCTGACCGCGCAGCGGTGCTGCCCGACAGCGGTGTACGGCGTAGACTGGAGCGTCCTGTTGACATATGAACACCACAATCCTATATTCATCCCTGTCAGCGGGTTACACACACCAATCGCCCATTAAGCCTTGACCCTGCTGACACTTCTAACAAGACCCCGTCCATGTGACGGGGTTTTTTCGTTGTGCGTCTATTACGGCTCGGTCATCGCCCGTGCCTTGCGCATCCCCGTCGCAGCACCGGCTGCGCCGGTCAGCTAGGGGCGCGCCGGCCCGTGCTCGACCTCCCCTAGAAGTAGGGGAGGAGTGCGGAGCCTGGGGGCTACCTCCGGTAGCTTTCGCGCTTTAAGCGAAGGGGACGGAGTAGACCCCTTTATATAATGGGGCCGTTTACTGCTCATTTTTTGATCAATCATTTTCTAAGGATTTTCCCATGCAAACCTCCCCGCACATCGACGACTTTCCGACCCTGTGGGGCCATCTTGGGAAAGCCCGTACCGATCGTATCCGCAACCACCAAACCAACAAGGTAGTGATCGGCGGTCCGCGTACACGTTGGGTCAATAACCCGCACCACCACTTCTTCGGGACACTGCTCAACCACACCAGCAACAGTGGTGTGGACGATATCCTCACGGGCATCTGCCTGACGGACGAGAGCCACGACAAGGTACGCCTGTCCGCCACTCGCCTGTTTACCCTGCTGTCCTGCAACAAGCGCATCAGCACCGACCTGATCAAGGTTGTGATGCAGCTTGAAGAGCGTCAGGCGCGCCGATACATGGCAGCGGCCAAGTTGGCCATTGCCCTGATCACACGCCACAAGATCGCTGACACCTGGGAAATCTCAGGTGACTTCGACAATGCCTGGGCCATTGAGCTTGAGGCTCATGAAGTACCGCAGGACTATTCCAAGCTGGTACGTCGGTCCCCGACGCTGGCTGAAATCCGCGCAGCTCACGCTGCCCAAACCAAGTGAGGTATCACATGTCCATGCTAGTTGTTCCTGTACTACCCATCGTCGGCATGCTCGGCGAAGGCAAATATGTGCCACTGGTGGTAGTACGCCCCTACGCAGTCACCGGTACGCCAAAACTCCGCATCATGTACATCGGAGGCCATGAGCAACCGAAAGAGCGCTACAACAGTGCACGTGACTGGTCTCTGGCCGTGTTCAAGGAATGGTCCGAAGACGGACACATCAATGTGGGCGCCATGCAGCTCGGCATGACCCTGGACCAGCAAAGTGGATTCTTGCGTTTCTTCGACTCGAAGACCACAGACTATTACCCCGTCAAAATCGAGAACTTTGCCTGGCGCGACGAAGAGAGCGTGGGCCTGGTAGCCACCGGCACCAATGGCGACAAGGTCGAAGTTATCAAGGGCGAGAACCCGGGTGACGTGTGCATCAAGATCAACGGAGTGGTCCGTATCCGCATGGGTGACCTGTCAAAGGACCCGTGCAACAAAGCCACCACGGAAGACCCGCTGCAGTACGCCATCGACGCTTACCCGGCCTACTGGCGCCGTCTGCCTGAAAACTGGGTAGCTATAGACACCTACCGTGTCGACACGCTGTTCCCGCTCAATGACAGCCGGCTGACCCATGCACGCAAAAAGCTGCTGGTACCAGGCGTGCGCACCGGCGGCAAGTCCATGCGCAAAGACATCAAAGAGGCCTATGAAACCATTGGCCAGTGGCTGAAGGACAACCCTGATGAGTGATGAAAAGGTCGCACGCAAGTACACCAACAACACTGGCTTGAGCCTGTTTGCTCAGGTATTCCTGGGTACCGATTACTACAGCCGCGGTAACGCGGATGTGTCGGTGACCACCCTGATCAAGCCTACGCGCCAAGTCATCCTGGCTGGCCGGGTTCCACCCGGTGATTTGATCATCGACGTGGAAGCCCAGATCGCCAACCGCATTGGCGCCGCTATTCATGACGGGCATGAGCGTGCTTGGAAGCGCCCAATCGAGGAGGTTCGCAAGACCCTCATGGAACTGGGCAGCCCGCCGCGGGTAGCCAGCAAAGTGCTGGTGAACCCAAGCCAGGAAGAGATTGACGCAGTGCCTGGCTGCATTCCGTGCTACACCGAGGTGCGCTTCTTCAAGCGCATTGCCGGTGTCATGGTTTCCGGCCAGGCCGACTTCATTGGCGGTGGCGTAGTCGAAGACCTCAAGAACACCGGGTCGTTCAAGTACATGAACACCGATGGTGAGGACTACGTCAAACAGGGCTCCATGTACAAGCTACTGGCCCCGCACATCATCACCAAGGACCACATGAACGTGACGTTCAACATCACGGACTGGTCCCGCATGATGAGCCGTACCCTGGGTGCCAAAGGCTATCCACCACACCGCATGCTCACCAAGCGCTACGAGTTGTGGGACGCAGGCACTACTGAAGAGTGGGCCGGCGAACGCATACGCCTGTTGCAGGAATACGACCAGGCACCGGAAACTGACATCCCGCCGTGTACTGACAAAGAGTTGTGGCGTGGTGACGACCAGTACAAGTACTACAAGAAGGCTGCCGACGCCCATATCCCTGGCAAGCGCAGTACCAAGAACTTCGACACTGAACGCGAGGCCTCGGAGCGTTTCCACGCCGACGGTGGCACCGGGTTCATCAAGAAGGTTCCAGGTCAGGTGAAAGCCTGCTTGTACTGTGCTGGCTTCAGTGCTTGCACACAGAAAGACGCGCTGATCGCCTCCGGCGATTTGGTGCTTGGTTAACGCAACGGAGAATCCATGAAACCATACGCGGATATGGTTCCGCACCCGGCGACCGAACATCTGGTTCGGTTGCTCTGCGAGAAGACCCAGAGTAGCAATACTCTGTTCTTCCGGGTGCAGGCCACGTTCCACCTCTGCATGATCGCCTCGCAAATGCGGGTGCGCATCAAGACCCATGACCGCGGTGAAATCCCGGTCAACATGTACGCGCTCAATCTGGCTACCTCTGGTGCCGGCAAGGGCTTTTCCTCGAACATCCTGCAGAACGAGATCACGCATCTGTTCCGCGAGAATTTCATGGAAAACTTCGACCTGATCGCCGAGCCCAATCTGGACACGCTGGCTTCGCGCCGTGCAACCCGCAAGGGCGTCGACCCGAATGACGAGCTGCAAGCCGTCAAGAAGGAGTACGGCAGCCTGGGCCCGTTCATCTACGACTTCGACGATGCCACACCGGCAGCGGTGAAGCAGCTGCGCCACAAGGTGCTGATGGCGAACGCCGGTTCCCTGAACATGATCATCGACGAAATCGGCAGCAACCTGTTGGGCCGGCAGGAGGTCGTGACCACGTACTTGGAACTGTACGACGTTGGTAGCATCAAGCAAAAGCTGACCAAGGTGACCACCGAGAACGTGCGCAGCGAGGAAATCATCGGCAAGACACCAACCAACCTGCTTATGTTCGGTACGCCGAGCAAGCTGCTGGATGGTGGCAAGATCGAGGAAGAGCTCAACAGCATGTTGGATATCGGCTATGCCCGGCGCTGTTTCTTCAGCTACGGGCGCGAGTCCGAGCGCAACCTCAACCTGACCCCGGAGCAGGTGTACGAGCTGATGACCAACCAGGTCAGTAGCAAGTTCATTGAAGACTTCGCGGTCAAACTGGGCCGCCTGGCCGACTTCAGCCACCTGAATACAGTCCTGACCATGGACAAGGAAGTTGCACTCGCCATTATCCAGTACAAGCTGGATTGTGAGCGTGTTGCAGCCACCTACCCTGAGCACGACGAAGCCAGGAAGGCAGAGAAGGCCCACCGCTACTTCAAGGCACTGAAAGTTGCCGGGTGCTATGCGTTTATTGACGGTTCGCCGGAAATCACCATGGATCACCTGGAGAACGCCATTCGCCTGGCTGAAGACTGCGGTGAAGCATTCGAGATGCTCATGTCGCGCGAAAAGAACTACATCAAGCTGGCCAAGTTCATTGCAACCTGCAATCAGGAACTGACCCAGCACGACCTGATCACTGAGCTGCCTTATTACAAGGGCACCCAGTCTGCGCGCACTGAAATGATGCAACTGGCTATTGCCTACGGGTATCGCCACAACATCATCATCAAGAAGGCCTTCACCGACGGTATCGAGTTCATCCGGGGTGAAACCCTGGAAGAAACCAATCTCGACAAGTTGACGCTGTCTTACACCGCGAATGCGGATATGACCAGCGACTACAAGAACGTAACGGTGGCCTGGGACAAGCTGGACATGGTAGCCAAGCGTAACGGTATCAACTGGCTTACGCACCACGTACACGGCGGGTACCGCAACGAAGAAGGCGCCATTCCTGGTTTCGACATGCTGGTGCTGGATATCGACGGCACTTGCCCGCTTGAAACTGCCAAGACTCTGTTGGCCGGCTATAAAGCGTTCTACTACACCACGAAATCCCACACGGCCGAAAATCCGTGCTTCCGTATTGTGCTGCCCCTCAACTACAAGTTGAAGCTGGACAAGAAGGACTACGAGGAATTCTACAAGGGTGTGTTGGCGTCTTTGCCGTTTGAAGTCGATGAGCAGTGTGCGCACCGCTGCAAAAAGTGGCTGACCAACGAAGGTCACTACGAGTACACCGAAGGCGACCTGTTCGACGTACTTCCGTTCATTCCGAAGACCTCGAAGAACGAAGAGCGCAAAGTGAAGCTGGAAACCCAGCAACACATGGATAACCTGGAACGTTGGGTTATCAACAACACCGGTGACGGCAATCGCAACAATATGCTGCTCCGTTTCGCCACTATCCTGGTGGACGCCGGCTTTGACGCCAATCCAGTAATGGAAAAGGTCATCGCGCTCAATCAGAAGCTGCCAGACAAGCTTGATGAGATGGAAATCATGACAACCATCATGAAGACCGTTAACAAGCGCATCATGGCGCGTGTAGCGTAAATAGGCCCCCATCCGGGGGCTTTTTCGATTTCAAAGGAGGACTGTATGTCCAAAGGCATCAATGACCATCTGGTCCTGGTTTGTGGCCCCTCGGCCTCGGGTAAATCCGCGTCGTTGCGCAACCTGAAGAACCCAGAGTCGGTCATGTACCTCAACTGCGAAGCTGGCAAGCGATTGCCCTTTCGCACCAAGTTCAAGTACGACCTGACCATCACCAACCCGCATCAACTCGACCAGGCGTTCGCCAAAGCCGAGGATGACCCGGAAGTTAAGGTGATCATCGTCGACACCCTCACTTTCTTGCTGGACATGTACGTCAGCAAGTTCGTGAAGCCTGCTGCCGACGGCCGCAAGGCCTGGGGCGATTTCGCGGAATACTTCCGCCATGTGATGCAGGATCTGGTGGCCAACAGCTCCAAGATCGTCATCTTCACCGCTCACACCCTCACCAAGCTCAATGAGAAAGAAATGGTGATGGAAACCGCGGTGCCGGTAGCCGGGTCGTTGAAAAACAACGGTATCGAGGCGTGGTTCTCCATTGTCATCGCTACCACCAAGCTGACCTTGAATGACGAGGTCAAAGAACACGATATGCTGAAGATCACCGAGCGTGAGCGCCTGGTGGGCTACAAGCACGTGTTCCAAACCCAGATCACCAAGGAAACGGTCAATAGCCGTATCCGCGGCCCTATGGGCCTCTGGGACGAGCACGAAACCTACATGGATAATGATATCCAGTTGGTCATCGACCGTCTCCAGGAATTCTACGACTGATTGCGCCCCTCCGGGCGCTTCTGCGCTTTTTGTAAACAAAACCCCACATAGGTAAAGAAAAATGTCCCTGAACCCATTCGCAGCAGCCAAAGCCCTCGAAAACGAAAAAGTCGGTGGCGAAGAGCGTGACAGCCTGGGTGGCGGCTTCCTGCTGCCTTCCAACAGCTACGACATGACCATCACCGCCTTCTGGGCCGGTAAGTATGACTCCGGCGCTGGTTTCGTCGAGCTGCACGCTGAAACCGCCGATGGCAAGAAGTACAAGCTGCGTGAGTGCACCAGCAACAAGAACGGCGACAACTTCTACGAGAAGGACGGCGAGAAGAACTTCCTGCCTGGCTTCAACAAGATGAACAGCGTTGCCCTGCTGGCCAGCCGTAAAGGCCTGGCCGATGGCGACTGGCAGATGAAGACCATCAAGGTCTGGAACAAGGACGCCAGCGCCGAGCTGCCGACCGAAGTTGCCATGAACATGTCCGTGGTCGGCAAGAAGATCACCCTGGGCATCCTGGAAGTCGAAGTCAACAAGACCGTCAAGAACGAAGCCACCGGCAAGTACGACCCGATTGCCGAAACCCGCGTCGAGAACCAACTCGACAAGGTGTTCGACTTCGAATCGAAGAAGACCATCGCCGAATTCCGCGCCAAGGCCGAAAACGCTCAGTTCCACGGTGACTGGGTCGCCAAGTACGCCGGCCAGAAACAGAACCGCGTGAAGACCACTGGCCTGGCCCAGGGCGGTGCGAATTCGGCCGCTGCCGGCGCTGCCGGCGGCAAGCCAGTCGACGACCTGTTCGGCTAATGTTCTCGGTTCAGGACCTCCTGAACCGGCTGCCAGCTGTTGGCAGACCCAGTAAGTGCCGGGTGTGCGTAGTTACGCACCAACCCGGCCGTTTAGGCGGCACTCCCGGCGTTGATATCAAAGGTGTCAACCTGGGGTTCGACTGGGACGCTAACCGCGTGCTGCTGGTCCCTGAACAGGACATCATCCCCATTGATTCGCGCGACGCGCAGGCGATCACCGCCGAAGCCAAGAAGGTGAATTCACCGGCTGGCTACGCGGCGTACAAGCGGATCATGCAACTCGAAGCACAACTGAAGGAGCACGGCATTGTCCCTGCAGACTGAACAAGAACAGGAAGAACGCCTGAAGGCCATGGGCCTGACTGCGAAGCGCGTCACCCCGGAAATGCTGGACAGTATGATCAAGTCGAAAGACTTCGTCCTGCAACCCTGCAAGACGGTGATGATCTGTACCCTCACCCTGCACAATGGCTTCAAGCTGTTCGGTATCAACACCACTGTTGATCCGGCCAACTTCAAGCTGGAGCTGGCGGAAGAGTACAGCTTCAACGATGCGCGCAATCAGCTGTGGCCGTATGCCGGCTTCCTATTGGCCGAAGACAGCTACCGCGGCAATGCGCCGCTGACCGAAGAACAGCGCAAGCTGCCGGACCACATCCAGCGTGTGATCATGGAATTCTTCCAGCTGAACGCTCGCCTGGCCGGCCTGTCCGCCTTCCTCAACCAGTTCGCCACCCTGGACGAAGCTGCCGCCGCTGAAACCGGCGTATCGCCTGAAGAGATCCTGGATCTCAAGGCGCAGGAAGGCATCATGGTCAAGTACGCCGAAGTGCTGCGCCGCCGTCTCGAACGCGCCGGCGTTTAAGGCCTTGGCCATCCTCAACGTACTTGGGTTGGACCCAAGCCTACGCAACTGGGGGCTGGCCGCTGGGAAGCTGGATACGGAGACAGGCGAGGTGGATATCCGCCGCCTGGACGTATTCCGCATCCCTGAACCCACGGGCAAAAACATCAGGGCAAACTCGAAAGACCTGGCCATAGCCACCGGTCTCTTCAAGGCGGTCTATCCTTATATGAAGGCCGCGAACCTTTGTTTCGCTGAAGTGCCCTATGGCAGCAAGTCTGCCCGGGGCATGGTCTCATATGCGGTATCCGTAGCCTTACTGGGGGCAGCGCGTGCACTCGACGCGCCGTTTCTGGAAGTGTCACCTCTGGAAGTCAAGTTGTGTTCCGTGGGTGTAAAGACAGCCACCAAAGCTGAAATGATCGAGTGGGCCATGACCAAATTCCCGAATGCCCCATGGCCGTATCACAACGGGAAACTGAACGCATCGTTGGCCGAACACATGGCCGACGCCTGCGCAGCGATTCACGCCGGGTTAAACACCCAAGTTTACCAACAACTCGCCGCTATGCGGTAAAGGAGCAACAACACATGAAACTGACTCTGGGCCACGACGACATCATCGCCGGTATCTGCATGCTGCTGGAATCCAAAGGCATGACCGCCTTCTCCCCGGAAGTGGTCGAAGCCAAGTTCACCCAGTCGCGTAAAGAAGGCACCCTGTCCGTCGAGCTGGACACCAACCCGGCGCCGAAGACCGAAGACGCGCCCAAGGCCCCGGTAGCTGAAACCAAGCCCGAAGCTGCCGCACAACAGTCGGCCACCAAGGACGGCGAGCAAGCCGCAGCTGAAGCCAAGCCGAACGGCGAGACCCAGGCGGAAGTGGAAAAGGCCGCCGAGCCTGCGCCTGAAGTGCAGACCGAAGCCCCAGCCACTGCCGCCGCAACCACCGAAGCCGCGGCCGCCGGCGGCGACGACGACAACCTGTTCGGCTAAGGCGTAAACCATGGACCGCAACAAGAAGCAGCATTGGTTCCTGTTGTCGTTCATGGTGCCTGTACCTGGTTCGTGGCAGCCGGCCAGCCTCACGGTTGGCCGGCCGACCAAGGTAATGCAAAGCGTCGCGATGGAAGCTGCCCGGGACCAGCACGGTTTCCCGGCCAGCACCATCGTTACAGGCGTAAGCTACCTGGGTTACGCCAGTGCCCACCAGATGCAAGGCACCAGCGACGAACAGCTGCTGACCAAGGTCAGTGAAGAGTTCCGTCAGGGCATGCGTGCCGCGGTACTCGGTCAATCTGGCCAAACGGTCAGCAACCCCTATACAGGCGCCAGCGTGGAAAACGCGAACGTGAAAGCGCAGGAGTGGGATGCTGGTTTCCGTGAGGTAACCGGTGCGACTCGGGATATTGAAAGTCTCCAACAAGCTGCTGTAGACGAGTTCATCGAAGGGCAGTAATCACCCCGTGGAGCCAACCACGTAAATAAACCCGACTACCTCCTACTTACTGGCTTAGCGTCCGCAAAGCGGCAGCATCCTGCAGTAGAGGCAGTATCGGTAGTTGCACTGTCTATTAAGGCTAACCGGGAGCACGGATAGCCCCGATGTAGCGCAGTTAGCGGTCAGTGCAACTACCGATACTGGTTGGATGGCCCAAAGGCCACGGGTAAGCGTTGTTTAATCGCCCTGGGAAGACCACTTCACGGAATGGTGTAGATGTTAGTACCAAGGCAGCAAACTGCTGTCTGAAACCCAGCTATCCCCGCAGTAAAGCGGTGCTAATTAAACTTGAGTGGATATTGTGTTCACTGGTGGGGCCACTCGAAAATAAACCCCCTAAGAGACCAATTGTTGTATGTCTCAAACCAGGATTCGAACCTGGCATAGTGGTAAGAGGCAAAACCTCGGATTGTTGCTGCTGGAAAACTCTACAAAGAATTACTAAAGACTTTGAGGCCCAACGCGGGATAACCAAGCGCTGCTTCGTGCGCCCCTCAAACCTTAATTGCCGCTTTAACCGCACTACGGCAATATAAATAATCAGTGTGGCGGTCAAGGGTGTATCTAGACACCCAACCTATTAACAGGGAGTGCTACATGCGTAAACAAGGTATGAACCCCCACAAGATCGTAGCTTGGTCGATTCTGTTGTTTATCTACGGATTTGCAACTGCCGCCCTGCTCGGTTCCGCAGTACCGCAGTTGTTGTCTGCTGACGACACTTCGATGGTAATTGCGGGTGTGTGCGCAGTCTTCTTTTGGGGACTGGTCACTTATTACATGGGGGCGATGATTCACAAAGCCCGAAACAAAACCAACACAAGGAAACGTCGCAATGCGCGTTCGTAACATTCTTGGTGCACTGGCCGTCGGCCTCGCGTGCATCGCTGCAACCGGCTGCATGCCACAGAAAGTGTCGCCAGGTGAGGTTGGCGTACTGGTTTCTACCGTAGGTAGCGACAAGGGCGTCCAGATGAAGCCGGCCAAATCGGGCTGGAATATCGTCGGGTTCACCGAGAACCTGTACACCTTCAAGACCTTCGACCAGAATAAAGACCTGGGCAAGGTTTCGTTCAGTGACGCCGACGGCGCCCGCCTGACCGCCACCATCGGTGTGACGGCCTACGCGGAGCAAGACGCAGCACCGAAGCTGTTCCTCAAGTACCGCAAGGACTTGGACGGCATCATCGAAACCAACATGGTCCAAGTGCTGAAGACGGCCTTCGCCAATGAAGCCAGTAAAGTGAAAGTGGACGCGATCTACGGCGCCGGCCAGGAAGAATTCCTGACGCGGGTGCGCGAGCGTGTACATGCCCACTTTGCCGAGCACGGCCTGATCCTGACCAACCTCTACCTGCTGGATTCGCTGGAGCTGCCGGATACGGTACGCGAACAGCTGAACAAGAAGGTGGAAGCCAACCAGATCACCGACCGTCTGAAGAACGAAGAAGCGCAGGCCGTAGCCATCGCAGCCAAGCAACGTGCTGAAGCTGAAGGTGACAAAGCCGCCGCTATCCTGCGTGCTGAAGGCCAGGCCCAGGCCATCGAAACCATCGGTGAAGCCATGCGCCGCAACCCCCAGTACATCGAACTGAAGAAGGTCGAAACCTGGAAGGGTGATGTGCCGACCACACTGGTCACTGACGGTGGCGCGAATACGCTGCTGCCGTTGAAGTAATCCTGTCCCCGGATACAGGGGAAGTTCACCGCCTGCACTTAAAGGGCGTATGTCCGCCAGGTACATAAAAACCTGGAAACCATGTGAAAGGGAAATACCCAACGGCCATTAGCACGTGGACGCTCGAAGCGTGCACTGAGACCCCGTCAGGGATAACGATCTAATCACCGCCTTTGATCACGCCACATGGTAGTCGGGAGACTCGCAATAGTTCGACTATAAGCCAACGGCGAGTAAGTTGAGACAACAACTAAAAACCCAATACACCGAAAGGTTGTATTGGACTGGAGATGACAAGCGTGCGTCAACACGCCCAGCTTTGACGGGCCGGTCGCCTGCAAGGGGTAGTGCAATACCCCCAATCAGTGGGTGGATCGTCTCCAGTCCAATGCAGCCTGAATAACTGCATTACCTAAACCTAATATTAATCCTCTGTATTGTTAACTTTCTGTCGTAAGCAAGAAGACGCCAGAGGGACAGATTAGGAATAGGGGCAATGAAACAAGTATGACGAAAGTCTATGGCCGGCTGACGGCCACAATAGATGTGAGTTGCACGAAAGTGTTCTTTGAGAAACTAATGCCTAGTGCGTTAGCCTTTTCAGAATCAAGCAAGCAATATGTCGCGCGAAAGCGTGTTAACCGGTTTCGCCGTAGTTGAAACTGGTTTGCGAAGTACAACAGAGAGATACAAGTCGCTGCGAAAGCTGCTCTTTCACATTAATAGCGGATCTGTGTGATTTGCATGTGAATCTGTGTAATGAAAGTGTTTGGAAACAGATGTAAGTCGGCAGGAGTGCCCCAGTTTACTGGTTACTCTGGCAAGTCAACTCGTGGTCCCAATAATTGAGCGCTTGGCGGTGCACAAACCATAGAGTTGATTTGACCTGAATAACTAGGAGTGTACGTTACATGAATAACGAAAAAGCGAACCTGATTGCAACGCTGGCCCACGCGGCCAACAACCTGCGTAACGTGACCAACGCCGACGCGGCCACCAATGCAATCTTGGCCAGTATCGTAGACCTGGCCCGCCCGGGTGACCGGGTGCAAGGTGAAGTCGGGGCTAACGAACATCAGGAATGCGGCGAGGAATACGCGAACGAGCGTGAACCCACCAAGCTGGAACTGATCACCGAAGCGCTGCGTGCTGAATATCCACCGTGCCACTGCGGCGAATGCCCGGCAGTGCATGTGCTGGTGCAAGCGGAAGCTCCGGTGACCCCGGCAGACGCCATCAGCAAAGAGCGTGCCGAAAGCCTAGGCAAGATCATCACCAAACCAGGTGCTGACCACGTATTCGTGGCCCGCGCCAAGGAACTGCTGGCGGCCGCCGGTTATGCGATCGTCACCCTGTAATGCGGGCGCTGCTCAAGACCTTCTTGGGCATCTGCGTCTTCTTCGCAGCGGGGCTGTCCATAATCGCGATGTTTATCGCCTTTGGATTCCTACTGCGAATAATTGGCGTGATTATCGCCATAGTGGGCGTAGTTGGCCTGATAGGCGTGTTCCTGTGGTTCTGCATTGAAGAACTGATCATTCAGCCGCTTCAGAAACGCCGAAAGCCCCGTTAGGGGCTTTCAACTTGTTACAAGCGGGGCAGGGAAAGGGCCTCTAGGGTATATATGCCCGAAGACGTTCCCTTGGCCAGACCTTATGCCTACATCGGTTCGTAGGCTTTAAGGCGGTGGTTCGAGTCCACCACCCCGCTCCTAGCTCACTTCAGCAGGCTAAAGGCCGGCAGTTCGTCCAGAGCACCGAAGTAGCCCAACGCACCATCCTGCAGTGGGTTATTACCCAGCTTGTTCATCCAGTACGAATCAGTAATGGAGTCCAAGCCAGACCAAGCATGGTTAGCTGCAACCAGAGCCAAACCACGTGCAGGCTTCTCACGAACCAAGCGCATGATGGTCTTCTGGATACGCATGTAGTACTTGGTGAACATAACCAGGCCCATGTCGTTCAGGAATTGAATGTTCCGGTGCGACGGCAGGTCATAGTTCACGAAGGACTCTTCAGCCTGTTTCAACGCATCAGCCTGACTCAGTGGATCACGAGCACGGGTCATGGTGTGTTCATACATGGCATAGCGCGCTACAAGGTCAGACAGCTGGGTAGCCTGGCTCAGGAACTTGTAGATGCCGGTATCGTGGGTCATGTAGACCTGTTTACCGACTTCACGCATCCAAGCAGGCACCTTATTGGTGTACTTC